TCTCCCTAACACTGGTGAGAAAGAGGGCATCATGTCAACTCTTGGTCTAGCAGTTATCGCTGTTGGTATCGCAGGTTTGACATTGAGCTTCAAGAAATATAACGAAAGAGGAGAGAATTAATGGAAGTAAAAAAAGAACCTAAAACCTCTTATCATCACGTTAGATGTAGCAAAGAGGCTTATGACCAAATCGCTGAAATCGCTAATGAGTGTGACTTGACTATTGCTAATGTAGCTACTTCATTACTACTCTATGCGTTGAATCACACCGAAATCGTCAGTGTTGAAAAAGTAGTGACTGAGAGCCGCTTAGTCATCGGAGGTGGGAACGAATGAGTATCGCAATAAATAAGCTAGAGATTGAAAACGTCAAACGGATCAAAGCAGTTAAGGTTGAGCCATCACCTACCGGTCTAACGGTAATTGGTGGAAATAACAACCAAGGCAAAACTAGCGTGCTAGATTCTATCGCTTGGGCTTTGGGTGGAAATCGTTTTAAACCTAGCAAGGCAACCCGTGAGGGGTCTGTTATCCCTCCATCGCTCAAGATCACTATGTCAAATGGCTTGGTCGTTGAACGCAAAGGTAAGAATAGTTCGCTTAAGGTTATTGATCCAGAGGGTAATAAAGGTGGACAACAACTGCTTGACAGTTTTGTTGAAGAGTTGGCTATTAATTTGCCTAAGTTTATGGAAAGTACAGCCAAAGAAAAAGCTGATACGCTCTTACAAATCATTGGGGTTGGGCCGCAGTTGGCTGAGCTTGAAATCAAAGAAAAGCAATTGTATGACCAACGTCATGCCATTGGTGTTATCGCTGACCAAAAAGAGAAGTTCGCCAAAGAACAGACTTACTATCCAGATGCGCCAAAAGAACTTATCTCTATCGCTGACTTGATTGCTGAACAGCAGGAAGTTTTAGCCAGGAATGGGGAAAATGCTCGCAAACGCCAAAACGCTAGTCAAATCCAAGCGCAATATGATGCCAAAGTGGCAGAAGTCAACCGTCTGTCACAGCAATTGGTAGAGGCTCAGGAAATTTTACAAAAGCTCGCTGATGATTTGGCTATCGCTCATAAAGATGCGACTGACTTGGTAGATGAATCCACTGAGGAAATCGAAAGCAATATTGCTAACATCGAACAGATTAACCTTAAAGTCCGTGCTAACTTGGACAAGGACAAAGCGGAAGAGGATGCCAAGGCTCAACGTGAGCAGTATAACAAGTTGTCTGTTCAAATCGAAGATGTTCGTAAAAGTAAACGTGACTTATTAACCAATGCAAACTTGCCTCTGGAAGGCTTGATTGTAGATGATGGGAAGTTACTTTACCTTGGTCAAGAATGGGATAACATGTCGGGATCTCAACAACTCATGGTAGCGACCGCAATTGTCCGAAAACTAAAACCAGATTGTGGCTTCGTTTTAATCGACAAGCTCGAACAAATGGACCAAATCACATTGGACCAATTTGGAAAATGGCTTGAGGATGAAGGTCTCCAAGCTATTGCAACGAGAGTATCGACTGGTGATGAATGCTCAATTATCATCGAAGATGGTTATAGCATCGACAACAAAACGCATCAGCCAACAGTTGAAGCCAAATCCGAAACACCACAAACGCCATCATGGCAAGGAGGATTTTAATGCAAATCACAAGAGGGATTAAAGCCAGAGCTCAGAAGGTTGTTATCTACGGCCCTGAGGGCATCGGAAAGTCTAGCTTTGCAGCGCAATTTCCCGACCCTGTCTTCATCGACACGGAAGGGTCGACAGACAATATGGATGTTGCACGGTTGGATAAGCCGTCCAGCTGGACAATGTTGCTAAATGAGATTGCTTTTATCAAAGCAAATCCGACATCGTGCAAGACTTTGGTTATAGATACGATTGACTGGGCTGAGTCGCTGGCCGTTGAGTCAGTTTGCGCTCAGCATGGTAAGAAAGGTATCGAAGATTTTGGATGGGGTAATGGATATACCTACGTCCGTGAAGAAATTGGTCGCTTCCTAAATAGTCTAAGCGAATTGATTGATCTAGGAATTAATGTTGTTCTTACTGCACACGCTCAGATTAAGACCTTCACTCAACCAGATGAAATGGGTAGCTATGATCGTTACGAGCTCAAACTTGGAAAGAAAACAAGCTCACAGACAGCACCATTGGTTAAAGAATGGGCTGACATGGTTCTATTCTGTAACTACGAAACAATCGTAATGACTGATGAAAAATCCAAGAAATCGAAAGCACAAGGTGGACAGCGTGTCATGTATACACAGCACCATCCAGCTTGGGATGCAAAGAACCGTCATAACTTACCAAACAAGTTGCCACTAGATTATGCAGGCATTGCTCACATCTTTAATGTTCAACAGGCACAAGCTGAACCAGTACCACCTGCCGCACAACCAGAAATGGAACAGCCAGCACCGGCACCAGTACCGCAACAAGAAGTGACACCGTCTGAAACAGTGGCAGAAAATCCTGCACCGGTGGAGCGTGGCGAGTACCAAGAACCAGCACCATTCATCGACCCAGCGCTACGTGATTTGATGATTGCCAATCAGGTCACTGAACAAGAACTTCAACAGGCAGTAGCTTCAAAAGGTTACTACCCTGTTGAAACACCTATCTCAATGTACGACAAATCATTCATTGACGGGGCTCTAGTAGCTACTTGGGATCGTGTCTTTGAAATGGTTAAAGAAATCCGTGGATCAGAATTTTAGGAGGAACTCATGACAGATAAAACTATCAAATTAGACCTATCGCAAATCGGCGAAGGTGGTCTTCAAGAAAAAGTTGATCAAGAACTTGAAAAAGTCATCGTTAACATCTTAGACCCAAACACTAAAACAGGACTCGAAGATCAAGACAATATCACTATTTTGGCTTAATAAGGAAGGATTTTATACATGACTTACAACAATAACTTTGAACGTGAATTCGGATGGGATGATACTATCCAAGAGGACAGCAAGGAGTTTATCACACTGACTCCCGGTGATTATGTCTTCACTGTAACAAATTTCGAACGCGGGCGTCACACTCCCAACCCACAAAAACCTGGGAAACTTCCAGCATGTAACAAAGCAATCATCACAATCCAAGTTGAGACTGAAGAAGGTCTTGCAACAATGACACACAATCTATTCTTGCACTCATCTACCGAAGGAATGCTCTCAGCGTTCTTCGGTGCTATTGGACAAAAGAAACACGGAGAACCACTCCAAATGAATTGGAACACCGTTGTAGGTTCAACAGGGGTGTGTCGTGTCGGAAACCGCACATACAAAGACACTGTATATAACGATGTCAAACAAATGATCTACGCTGACAGTGTTGATTGGACAAAAGTGTTGAATGCCAATGTTTCTCAAGGTGGTGGACAACAAGCTCCTCAACAACAAGCGCCTAACTACCAAGCGGCTCCTCAGCAAAATCAAGGGTATCAACAACCCCAACAACCTCAACAAGCCCCTAACGGTGGTGGATTCGGAGGATTCTAATGCAACTTAGACCTTACCAAGAAGAGGCAAGGGCTAAGGTACAGCAAGAGTGGAAGGAGGGCAGGAAGCGCACGCTACTTGTCCTACCCACTGGCTGTGGTAAGACCATTGTTTTTTCAAAAATTATAGAAGACCGTGTCAAGATGGGAGAACGTGTTCTTGTTCTCGCTCATCGTTCAGAACTTTTGGAACAAGCCAGTGATAAATTAATGACGGCTACAGGATTGGGAACGGCGTTGGAGAAAGCTGAAAACACTTCAATCGGCTCATGGTTCCGTGTGGTGGTAGGCTCTGTCCAGACCATGCAGCGTGAGAAACGTCTCAGTCAGTTCCCGTCAAACCACTTTGACACTATTGTCATCGACGAAGCCCATCATGCTATCTCAGACGGTTATCAACGTGTGCTGGAACACTTCAAAGATGCCAACGTCTTAGGTGTTACAGCCACTCCCGACCGTGGCGATATGCGAAATTTAGGTAGCTACTTTGACAGTTTGGCTTATGAATACCCACTAGTAGATGCTATTAAATCAGGGTATTTATCGAAAATCACAGCTATTACAATCCCTCTTGAACTTGACTTATCAACAGTCAGTCAACAAGCCGGAGATTTCAAGGCTAGTGAAATCGGAACAGCCCTAGACCCATACCTTGACCAAATCGCTGACGAAATGGTTAAGCAGTGCAAGGATAGAAAGACAGTGGTATTTCTGCCCTTAGTTAAAACCTCACAGAAATTTCGTGACATCTTAAATGCAAAAGGGTTTAAGGCGGCTGAGGTCAACGGTGAATCCAAGGATCGTGCTGAGGTTTTGGAGGATTTTGACAAAGACAAATACAACGTCCTCTGTAACTCGATGCTATTAACTGAGGGGTGGGACTGTCCAACAGTAGACTGCGTGGTTGTGTTGAGACCCACAAAGGTTCGAGCGCTCTATAGTCAAATGGTGGGACGTGGTACACGTCTTGCACCAGGAAAGGAAAATCTATTACTACTCGATTTCCTATGGCACACTGAGCGCCATGAACTTTGCAGACCAGCGCACTTAATTGCTAGCAGTCCAGAAGTTGCCAAAAAGATGACTGAAAATATGGCTGAAGATACAGAAGTTGAGTTCAGTCTGTTAGAAGCTGAAGAACAAGCTAGCAAGGATGTCGTTGCTGAACGTGAAGAAGCACTTGCAAAGCAGTTGGCTGAACAGCGCCGTAAAAAGCGTAAGTTAGTGGACCCACTTCAATTTGAAATGTCTATCCAAGCTGAAGACTTAGCGGACTACGTCCCATCATTCGGTTGGGAAATGGCCCCGCCATCCGACAAACAACTTAAAGCTCTCGAGAAGTTCGGTATTTATACTGAGGAAATTGGAAATGCAGGGAAGGCTGGTAAGCTCTTGGATCGTTTGAATAAGCGTAAAGAAAGTGGCTTGACAACGCCTAAACAAATCCGATTGCTCGAAGGTCGTGGTTTCCGGAATGTCGGCATGTGGAAATTTGAAGATGCTAGTAATTTGATCAATCGAATTGCTGCAAGCGGCTGGAGAATGCCAAAAGGAATCATTCCAGCTACATACCAGCCAGAATAAAGGAGATTAAATGTCAGAAGGTACTTTTGATTTAATCCCACTCTTAGATTATATTGACCCTTCTACATTGTCTTATCAAGAGTGGGTAAACGTAGGAATGGCCCTAAAACAAGAAGGTTATACGGCAATGGATTGGGACGCTTGGTCTCAATCAGATGGCCGTTATAAAAAGGGAGAATGCTTCACTAAATGGGATACTTTTCACAATAATGGCTCTGGTGCTGTGACTGGAGCTACCATCACTCAGATGGCTAAAAACAATGGTTGGGAGCCTATGAACAAGTCAGGCGAAAGCTACGAACTTAGCTGGGATTCAACTATTGATCGTGATTATCAAATCGTTGATAAAAATTGGGTCGAATCAAAGGAAATCCGAGAACCAATCAATTGGCATCCAGTCCAAGATCTTGTCAAATACATCGAAACATTGTTTGAAATGACAGACCTCGTTGGCTATGTCACATCAACTTATCCGATTGAAACAGAGAATGGGCCAATCTATAAGCCAACTCAAGGCAATTACGACAGGACTGCCGGAGAGCTTATTAAAGAACTTCAGAGTAATGGCGATGATATCGGTGCAGTTTTTGGAGACTACAAGGAAGAAGCTGGCGCCTGGATTCGTTTCAACCCGTTGGATGGAAAGGGTGTCAAGAACGATAACGTCACTGATTTCAGATACGCTCTAGTAGAATCGGACAGCATGGAGCTCGGGAAACAATACGCTCTATTTAAAGAGTTAGAGCTTCCTATTGCTACACTAGTACACTCTGGGCACAAGTCGTTGCATGCAGTGGTACGAGTGGATGCTAGAGACTATCAAGAATATCGGAAACGTGTCGATTACATTTATCAGATTTGTAAGAAAAATGGACTTGATATTGATACCCAAAACCGTAATCCAAGCCGACTCTCTCGCATGCCTGGAGTAATCCGAAATGGGCATAAGCAGTTCTTGATTGATACGAATCTTGGGAAAGCTAACTACGAAGAATGGTATCAATGGGTAGAAGATTTAAACGACGACCTTCCGGATCCTGAAACACTAGCAGACGAGTGGGACCACCTTCCAGATTTAGCCCCAGAGCTTATCCATGGGGTATTGCGTCAAGGTCATAAGATGCTGATTGCAGGGCCGTCAAAAGCTGGTAAGTCGTTTGCTCTCATCGAGTTATCAATCGCTATTGCAGAGGGGCGAAAGTGGCTCGGCTGGCAGTGCGAACAAGGTAAGGTTCTCTATGTCAATCTAGAGTTGGATAGACCGTCAGCTCTTCACCGTTTTAAAGATGTTTATGCTGCTATGGGCATGCCACCTAATAGTGTCGCCAATATCGACATCTGGAACCTTCGGGGAAAGACCGTGCCAATGGATAAGTTAGCACCTAAACTCATTCGACGGTCCCTTAAGAAGAATTACCAAGCAGTTATTATTGACCCTATCTATAAGGTTCTGACAGGGGATGAAAACTCTGCAGACCAAATGGCCCATTTTACCAATCAATTCGATAAGGTAGCTACTGAGCTGGGTTGTGCCGTTATCTACTGCCACCATCACTCAAAAGGTTCTCAAGGTGGCAAGAAATCCATGGACCGTGCTAGTGGTTCAGGAGTGTTCGCTCGTGACCCTGACGCTCTGGTTGATTTAGTAGAGTTAGAGCTTAACGACGATCTTGTTAAAGCTCGGACTGAAAAAGCAACAGCTAAGATTTACCAAAGAGCCTTGCAAGAACAGGCTAACGATTATTACCAACAGGATGTCAGTCTTGACGATTTGGAAAGTCGTTATCAAATGCAACAGCATTTTGACAAGGCTATCCCAGACATTCTAAAACGCAAGCCCTATTTGGATGAAGTTCAGTCCACAGTCCACGCTATCGAGATTGCGACAGCGTGGCGTGTTGAAGGGACCCTCCGAGAGTTCGCCAAATTTGCCCCTGTGAATATGTGGTTCAGCTACCCAGTCCATGAAGTGGATACTACTGGTGTGCTGGCTGATATCCAACTGGAAGATAACGCCCCAGCTTGGAAAAAGAACCTAAATAAAGGTCCAGAATCGAAGAAGAAGACAGCAGAAAAAAATAAAGAAAAGCTAGTTAACGCTATTCAAGCGTTAGACGATGGAATGGATCCAGTTACAATTGACGATGTCGTGGAATATTTTTCAACAGAAGATAAACCTGTTAGCGAAAAAACTATCAGAAGATGGATCAAAAACTCAGAAATTTTTGAGGTGAAAAATGGAAAAATTCACCAAAAAAATACCTGAAAATTCAAAAAGGGACAGGGACAAATTGGGGACAAATTGGAGGGACAAATTGGAAGAAAAAACCCATTTTGTCCGTCCCAAAAAAGGGACAAATTGGAAAATGTCCGAATGTCCCTAAAGCCTAATAGGGACAAGGGACAAATTGGAAAATGTCCCTAAGAAATCGCTCAACCATGCGGCTTTGGAGCAATAGGGACAAATTGGAAAAAATAGGGACAAAACCAGGGACAGAATATCTCCCTCTGTGAGGAGAGATATTTAGGAAAATGTCCCTGAGAGTTCAGAAGAACAGGTACAGGAACATGGGGGTCCTAAGACTCCCCCATGTAACCCTGTAACCCTGTCCTTCACTCTGAACTTAGGCGCGTGAGCGTGGTAAGTAAAAAGAAAGAGTAAAAAGGTAAAAAAATTATGGCACGAAAGAAAAAAACATATTCGGTCAAATTAGATATTGGTAAAAAAATGCCTCCACTTTATCACACGTTACCGGGTCAAGATTTTTGGTATTCAGATTCAGAGGTTTTGAAATGGATCGCGAATCAACCGATTCTCTTGAATTGGGTAAAGGACCAGCTCAAAACGGCTGGATATATTACCTATGACAGAGAGAATGGAAAATGGACCGGTATCGATTATCAAGGTGAGGTGGCGAAAAATGATTGAATTTTTCGTTCCGATGAAAAAAATCCCAACTACAACGCATCAGCAAAAGAAAGTCACTGTCAGAAATGGTAAACCGCATTTCTATGAGCCTCAAAGTTTGAAGGAAGCCAGAAGTCTATTCACTGAGTTGTTAAGCGCATACACTCCAAAAGAGCAGATAGACGGACCTATACGCCTCACAGTGAAATGGCTATTTCCTAAAATCAAAAAAGCGACTCATGGCCAGTACAAGACTACTAAACCAGATACGGATAATTTACAAAAATTACTTAAGGACTGCATGACGAATCTTGGCTATTGGCATGATGATGCACAAGTGGCTAGTGAGATTGCTGAAAAGTTCTGGTCGGATACTGTGGGCATCTATGTCAAGGTGGAACAGCTATGAACTATATCGAATTTTTTGAAAAAGAAGTCCCGGACTGGATGAGGGAAAGCAATCGCATGATGCAATTG